GCATAATCAAAATGACAGTAGTGTAAGAATGGCAATACTGTATAGATTCCAATCAGTACACCAGGCACTAGAGTGGTTTAATAATAATAACCCCGCACGTTGTAAGTCATTGAATTTAATAGAGTGCGAGATAAAATCAAAGCCCACAGCCGATGTTTTTACAGGCTCACACCCGGCAGATGTTTGGGCATCTATTTGCGCCGCGCTCCATAAAATATTACGAGATCATGGATACCGCGCACAGGTAATATTCAACCTTCTTTATCGAGGCGACCGCACAGAGCGTTTGGCTAAAGAAGATATTGCACAAAGATTCAGCGTTTCAAAAAGACAGGTTAATAGGCTCATTCGGGAAATTACAGACGAGCTAGAAAAGGAATTAGTTCGCCGCGAGCTTGTGCCACCATTACATAGATATTTTACGGATACTCAAGAAAAATAAGCATTCTAACGGAAGTATAAAAAAAGATGGGAAGAAAAAAAGGTTCATCCCGCAGGTTTGAAGCAACCATCGAACAGCGAAAAAAAGTCTCCGACATGGCGGCAGTCGGAATCACCCACGAACAAATCGCTGCAGTGCTTGGCATTTCAGCGGACACTCTCACAAAGCATTTTAGAAGCGAAATAGATACCGCCTCACCAAATGCAAATCTAAGAGTAGCGCAATCACTTTACGTGCAAGCGCTTGAAGGTAATACTGCAGCAGCAATATTCTGGCTAAAATGCCGCGCTAGATGGCGTGAACAACATGACCCTGAAGCGCTTACGGGCGGCGGCGATGTGTCGGTAACTCTAAAGGTAGGGAATCGACCCATTAGGCTACTTGAATCACAAGATGACTCTAAAACTGGTACATGACCAAAGTAATTTACATGAGATCCCGTGGTGGGTGGGCGAGTGCTTACAAGACGAAACAGAGCAGCGCAGAATATACGTCACAAAGGGTTTGGGTGCTGGCGGCACTTATGGTTTGGCTATTTGGCATTATATCAGGTGCCTTAATAATCGGCGTTCTCGTCTTAGCTGGTCTATAGCGCCAACTTTTCAACAAGTCGCCGATACTCTTATCCCGACTTTTGGCGAGGTGCTGCAAGACGTTTTTTGCTTAGAAGAGGGCGTCGATTATTCAATAGTAAGCTCCGGCCGACCGAGAATAGAGCTTCATAATACCGGCCAACAAATAGATTTTAAAAGCGCCAATCGTCCTGACCGGATGGTGGGCGCAAACGTATCACACATATCAGGCACAGAGCCGGGATTGTGGAATGAGCTGGCATTTGAAAAGCCAAGCGCGCGCTTAAGGTGCCCTAAAGCTAAGGTCAGGCAATGGCTCATGGAGGGCACGCCCGAGGGCCTTGGTAACCCTTACGAAAAGCGCGCTAACTTTAATGAGGGCGTAAACGAGAAAACAAATGCAAGAAGAATAATTCTTCATACTGCCGATAATATTGCGTTACCATCATCTTACGTACCAGCACTAGAGCAAACATACTCTTACGATGCCGCAAAGCTTGAAAGCTACCTTTTCGGGCGCTTTGTTCCTTTCACTAAAGGAACCGCTTATTGGGAGTTTAAGCACTCGCGCAACGTGGTGCTGGATGTTCAGATATCCCCGCAACTACCATTGTTATGGTGTTGGGATTTTAATAAATCACCCCTTGCATGGGTGCTTATGCAAAGGCAGCCGCACGAAAGACGCGGGTACAGATATCATCGCTATGTGGCTTTAGCCGAAAGCAACGGTCAAGCGCGCGGCATCATGGATGCGGTAGCTGAGTTTGTCACTAAAGTACCACCATCGGATTTCGCGCATACGCCTATTGAGGTGTACGGAGATCCTTCAGGGTATTTTGGTTCACACTTAGCGCCAGGTGATGCTTACGATCAGATCATGAAATATGCGCGATTAAAATATCAGCGCATCGGCGTACAGGCACACAACGTAGCGCCGGACGTTAGAGAACGACTCGAAAGAGTCAATCAATTAATGGTGTACCAACAATTTGTAGTCGGCGCATGGTGCAGAAACTTAATTCGTAGCCTAGAGCAAACAAGCTTAAAGGCCGGGCTTTGGGAAATACTAAAGCCTAAAAAGGACGATGTAAGTCATTGGGGCGACGCGGTGGGGTATCCACTCTTTCAATTAACGAGAGGCTTTGATTTAGAAAATCCAAGCCCAACAATTTACGGGATGAACGTATGACAACAAATTTATTCGGCGTGCCAATACAAGGTTGGTTTCAAAGCGCTACAGGTGCGGCGATTACAAACACCCTACCACAGAGTATTTTGCCTCAAGCTGGCGCTGGCTATAGGTGGGTGATTACTGATTTGGCCGCTATTAACGTTGCGGCTTCAGTCGATACCATCGTCCAAATACTTGGCACGAATGAAGCGCTTTTGTGGAATCTGAAAGCCTCAAGAGGCGCGGGCGAGAGTGGGGGCATGAGCTTAAAGACACCTATAGTTACCGCCGAAAACTCTCACGTTTATGCAAAGGCTGTAACCACAAGCTCAAGCACGGTTATCTCTATCTCTGGATTCAAGGATAGGATTCCTAGCACCTAATGGTGAATCTTTATCAGCATCCCGAGTACGACCAAAATAAAGACGACTGGCAAAAGTGGAAGGATCTCTATGAGGGCGACCATAGAACACTGTCAAAAGCAGAGTACCTTTGGGCGCATTCAATTGAGGAAAAGGGGCTTACTGACAAAAACGCTCTTAACTTACGAAAGGGCAGAGAGCAGCGCACAAGGTATTTAAACCTTGTAGAAATTCTTATTAGCCTTTGGACATCTTGGTTTTTTAGGAAACCCCCAAACCTGCAAGACGTTAAGACGCTATTAGCGGATAGATTAGACGATATCACCGGCACCGGGAAAAGCTTTGATAGCTTTATAAAAACGGAGGTGCTTAGAAACTATTTACTGTACGGTAAAAGCATAGTCTTAGTAGAAAACGCAAGCTTCGAGGTTGAAACAAGAGCGCAGGAAAAGG